AAATTTTCAAAAACAGCATAATTATAATCAGGACATAATAATAAACGATCCATACGATCTGTATATACTGCATTGTTATCAATAATAACAACTTGATTTTCTAATATATATTGTCTTTGTCCAGATGTTAAATTGTATTTTTTAGATAAACTTTTCATTATACGGGGATATATTCTTGCGAGTGATTTCCGATAAGAACCAGCCGAATCAGTGGTACATTCATCACGTGTAAATATTGGTCGATTAAATTGAATCTCATGTGTTTTTTCAACCCAAGCTATTTCTTGACAAGCCCATTGTTTTTCACTGGCTGTATAAATGAAAAACTGAATATCTGGATAAAGTTTTTTCATTGCTTTTACAAACGCATCGAAACCTGGACGCACAAGTTTTGCATTTGGATAAAACGCTGGTGGTATATTATATTGTTTATTTGTTTTGAAACCATGTTTTCGCAATATATTATGAAGACTATGTTGTTGGGATTGCCAGGTAACATTACCAACTACCGTACCATCCCAATCCAAAATAAATATATAAGGTAAATTATTTGATGTAGCTGTCCCCGCTCCCGCAGGCATTATATTTTGTTTATTATTTGTACCTCCATGAGCATTTGCCATCGAATACTCTCTATCATTAGAATGAGATAGAATTTATGATCCACACATTAAACATCCTTCTGGATTATCACGACGACACGCCATAATTTGTTCTTCGGTCGGCGCCGCTGCTTGTGTATTTTGCAAAGTACGTTTCGGTGATACATAATTTGCGGCAACTGCCACATTACTTGAACCAGCTGTAATACCGCCACCACCAGGTTGTGCAAGTTTTGGTGGTTCAATTGTAAATGCACTAATCTTTGCACGAGGACGTGTACGCAGATAATATACACCTGTCTTTAGTCCACGCTTCCATCCATAGAAATGCATGTTTGATAGTTTACTCATATCTGGATCTTCAACAAACAGATTCAGTGATTGAGATTGACAGATATAAATGCCACGATCTGCCGCTTGATCAATGAGTACTTTTTGTTTCATTTCCCAAGCGGTTTTATAGAGAGCCCGAATATTTTCAGGAATTTCTTCAATTTGTTGAATACTGCCACCAGCCATAAAGATACGATTCTTCATATCTGGATTCCATAGACCAATATCCAGTAGATCTTTGATAAGATGTTTATTAATAATGACGAATTCACCTGCCAGTGTTTGACGTTGGTAAATATTACTGGTGAATGGTTCAATAGATTCATTGAAACCTAGAATTTGACTGGTACTTGCCGTTGGCATTGGTGCTAACATAAGACTATTACGAATACCATATTTCATAATATTTTCTTTGAGTTCCTTCCAATCCCATAGTTTGCCACCTGGTTCTACACCCCATAGATCAAATTGAAGCAGTCCTTGGGAAGCAGGTGATCCATCAAAACTGGAATATGCTCCACGATATTTCGTTAAAGCAATCTCTTCTGGAATCATTTGTAGAATCTTATTGAGTTCATTTTTACGTTTACGTACTGTGCATGTATCGAGTTCCGCCCGCAATTCTTCACGATATTTTGCAATCAACATAGACGCTGTAAGTGAACCGTGATAAATCGTTTCAAATATGTCTCTATTTAGTTGAGCTGCCTCTGGACCATCAAATGGCATACGCATCATGGCGAAAGTATTGGCCAGTCCTTGTACACCAATACCAATTGGACGATGTTGCCTATTATTTAGTTCAGTTTCTGGTACAGGATAGAATGTCTTATCTACGACTTTATTCAGATTTTTGGTAATGACTTGAACATTTTTGTGAAGTTTTTCAAAATCAAATACCGGATTTTGATTATTTTCATCATATTTCACATAAGAAGGTAGAGCTACACTTACTAAATTACACACTGCATAGGACTTATCATTTGAGTACTCCATAATTTCCGAGCAATTACCGGTTATTACACCATTAAAAATACCCATATGACGTTTTGGTTCATTAAAGCAATATGTTGCATCAATACGACCGGTTTTCTCAATTTTGGTAATCATAACAGAATCTTTAAAATGACCATTAGGATATGTCCAAGAAATAAGACTATCTCCAACAGATAAATCTTTCGCTTCTACTGAATTTGTATTATCTTCAAGATAGAATTTATGATAAGATGTACATTCTAGAATATTACCATCACTAAAAGTGATTCTCATCAGTTCAGCTGATTCATTTGTTTTCATTACAGTTGTTTTACTCCATTCCACACCATTCCATACATTTACTTCTTTATTTTCGAGAGAACGAATTTCTTGATATCCTTCATTTGTTAGAATACGAGTCTCTGGTGCAACGCAAAGGTTGGAACTCTTAATCGTGCCGAGATTCTTTTGATTTGATTTTTTATTAGCAGCATCTTTATAGCATAAATACGGTGTACCAGTTTCAATTTGTGATTTGAGAATGGTCATCCATAGTTGTTGTGCTTTAATCTTCTTACGGAATTTACCTTCCGCTTCATATTTCTCATAGAGTGCCACAAAATCATCTCCTACTGCATCGCTCAAACCACGGCATTCATCCGGGCACATGAGAGACCAATCACCATTTTCCTCTACACGTTTCATGAAAAGATCAGGAATCCACATAGCAGTGAAAAGGTCACGGCAACGGTCTTCTTCACTTCCGTGATTCTTACGGATATCCATAAAAGCCTCAATATCCGCATGCCACGGTTCAAGATATATAGCAATACTGCCATTTCTCTTACCTGAATTATGAACTAGACCCATATCAGTCATATAATTATGATTATCACACATATTGAAATCATATACATAACCTTCATATTCACTTTCCTTTAGAAATTTAACTCGAGACCATAACATATTATTATATTTAAAGAACTTGATAGTTTTAGAATATTTGACTGAATCACCAAGAATACATTCAAGTGATGGATCTTTTGGAATACGTAGATTATAAGAATCTTTCTTTGTCACAATGAGTTCTTTCTTTCCATGGCGATTTGTAATATAATGTGATTGACCTTTACATTTTTTAATATATCCTGATGTCAATATACCCATACGAAGAAGCATATAACGAAGAGAATATATTAGATTTTTAGATGTATTTGTAAATACAATTTCATTTAGAAGAGATCCATCTGTTTCTAGAAGACCTTGAATAATTGCCATTGTCTTTTCTTTTGGCAGATGAAGATATTTTGATGGGATTGTTTTAATTTTATCAACATATAAATCTTCATGAGATAGATTAATTTTATCAAGATTACCACTCCACCGAATATAATTAGTGTGTTTATTTTCTTCTTCGGTAGTCCAATAGTGGATATCTTTTTCTTTCAAGAAATTTTCCATAAATTTATATGTTTCAGCTTTATCAAAGCCGAGAGTAACACCGCATTCATTACGATTTGAACATATATGGCCATCACCGAGCATAATACCATAGAAGCGGAAGAAATCAACTGATTCTTCACTATCTTGAACATATGTTGGAATTGGAAATCCAACGAAATCTCCTTTTTTAAGTTCTTTTGCATCACAATATTCTGGTGTAATTGTTTTTGAATCTAGACGTTTACGAAGAGTTGAATAGTTAAGCATCATTGCTTGATTACGAATTGCATAAATTTGATGTTCTTTAGTTACATTTACATCTTCAATGCAATGTGTAATACCGATTGTTAGAATAGGTTTTTTAACGAAATTGCGGGAAATTCCCAATACATTTTTAAAACTTCCATCGATTGTGACAAGTTCATTGCCTACTTCAACTGAATCCATTTGTTTAATACCATCCTTGGTATATACTAAAGTATCGCCACGGAAGCATTGATTGACATAGCGTGCGGTATTGTTAAAGACACGAAGCATAGGTATAATTCCCGTGCTAATTCCATTCGTTCCGCGGATATAACTTCCACAGGCACGTACATCATGAATGTGAATACCGATACCACCCGCATATTTACTGATTTGAGCAGAATCACTTACTGCTTTGAAAATACCCGTAATACTATCCGCTGCTTGGAAAAGATAGCAACTGGCCATCTGTGGACGTGGAGTACCCGCATTGAATAGCGTTGGAGTAGCATGAGTGAAATAGCGTTGACTCATGAGATCATAAGTTTCAATAGCATCTTTAATATCAGAA